AGGTGGCAGAACGAAATTAGTAAAAACGTGTACGGCAGAAAGAAACTGGCTGGCGGTGGCAAAACCTGTCGTGGAAGAAAGGCGAACTACAATGTCTGAAAATGAAATTGAAGTTGAAATTGATTATGAAAACTTCCTAAAAAAGTTTGGAGATAATCCCGACGGAATTACCCCAGAAATGCGTCGTATCTATGAAGCTATGGAAAAAGACGGCACTGTTGGCAGAATGGGTGATCTGCTAAAAAAATACAGAGGTCGCAAAGCAGCTAGTAGTGCAGAGAAAGACGGCTAACTTATGGCTGAACGTCCTATGTGGCTTCGTCGGGCAATGGACCCGTCTACACCAACAACCTATGCAAACGAGACAGTTCGTACTGTCAGCTTCGAACAAGACGGTGTAGAATACATTGCTCCGACCATCCGTCGCGAAAAAGAAGGTTTGAGCAAGCTATCTGAAGAAGAGGCTATCGAAGTAGCTATGCGTCGTGGTGACGCTATTCCTGTACCAAAGGGAATGACAGGCACAGAATTTTCAAAAGAACTGAGCATACTCATTGGACAAGCAAGGAAACATCGTGGAAGAAAAGCAAACGGCTCCAAAGAAACGAGCCGGTAGACCCCCCAAAGACCCCAACGCACCCAAAGCAACGTATCAGCTATCCACCGCTGAACGTGCTCGTCGTGCTGCACAGAAAAGATTACGGACTGCAAAGAAGAAAGCAGCGCAGTCAACAAAGAAAGCTGAAGACCAGAGAAGTTACGCCCGTGAACTGGAGAAGACAATTGGAAAAGTCGAAAAGGCAATCTCTGGAAAGGGAAGCGCAGTTGTCGACATGGGAGATCTCTCCGTTCTACCCGGACCCGTTTCAGAACTCGTTGGGGATTCTGAAATTGTCTTTCAACCGAACGAAGGCCCTCAAGAGGAGTTTCTTTCGGCAAGCGAACAAGACGTTCTCTACGGCGGAGCCGCTGGTGGTGGTAAGTCGTTCGCTCTACTTGCTGATCCCCTACGCTATTGCCACAATCCCAATCATCGAGGTCTTCTTCTCCGGCGCACACTCGACGAACTAACAGAACTCATAGACAAATCACGCCAACTCTATACGAAGGCGTTTCCCGGAGCAAAGTTCCGTGAATCAAAATCAACGTGGGTATTTCCTTCTGGGGCCACGATCTGGTTTACGTACCTAGACAGAGACAAGGACGTTACCCGTTTTCAGGGGCAGGCGTTCAACTGGATAGGCATCGACGAAATAACACAATACCCAACTCCTTATGTCTGGGACTACCTTCGTTCTCGTTTGCGTAGTACCGATCCCGAACTACAGAAATCTTTGAATATGCGTTGTACAGCCAACCCCGGCGGTGTCGGTGGCTGGTGGGTAAAGAAGATGTACATCGACTCTCGCACAGAGAACGTCGCCTTCCCCGCATACGATATAGATACTATGAAGCCGTTTGTGTGGCCTACTGGTCACGAAAAGGCAGGTCAGCCGTTGTTCTACCGCAAGTTCGTACCGGCACGGTTGACAGATAATCCCCACCTCATGGCAGACGGTCAATACGAAGCCATGTTGAGATCGCTCCCAGAAGTCGAGCGGAAGAGGCTTCTCGAAGGGGATTGGGATGTGGCAGAGGGAGCGGCCTTCCCTGAATTCTCACGGAGTAGACACGTTGTCGAACCTTTCGATTTACCTACCAATTGGCCTCGCATTAGAGCGGCGGACTATGGCTACGCCAGCCCGTCGTGCGTTCTTTGGGGGGCTATTGACTGGGATAACAATATCTGGGTTTATCGTGAGTTGTATGCAAAACACTTGACAGCAGAGCAATTAGCCGATAAAATATTAGAAGCAGAGCAGCTTGATCCGTTACCTCACTACACCGTACTCGATTCTTCCTGCTGGAATAAGACAGGCTTTGGGCCGTCTATTGCGGAAGTTATGATGAGGCAAGGCGTTCGTTGGACCCCTTCAGATCGCAATCGCATTCAAGGAAAGATGGAAGTTCACCGCCGCTTGGGTGACGATCCGTACACAGAAGAACCCCGCCTCAGAGTATTCTCCAACTGCCAACACATTATCAAACAGCTTGCTGGTATTCCTCTTTCAAAAACCAACAGCGAAGACGTAGATACGAAGGCAGAAGATCACGCATACGATGCCCTTCGTTACATGGTAATGACCCGCATGAGCGGCTACGCATCGATTCACTCACAATTAGGCGCAATCAAGAACCACGTCTACAAGGTTCAAGACGAAGTATTTGGATACTAACCTATGGCTGAACTAACCAGACAAGAACAACAAACTGTAGACGCATTTCAAAATGTGCAGCAGAAACTTTTTCCCGATGGTAAAATACCGTCGATGAATGAAATACGTTCTCGCATTGAGGCGGGTACACACACTATTGCTGATTCATTTATTGCGGATATGTACAACAAAGGTGTACCGCCGGACTCTCTTCTTGCAGAGTTACCGGAAACACAGGAATTTTACAAAGAGTTTGAGAAAACATTCAGCCGGGAAGTAACTGGTCCTGCCCCTAATACAAAAGGCATTAGTGGCAAACTGAATAGCGTGACACAGAAAATAGATTTAGGCTCTTCCTTCGAGGAGTTTAGATCATCTAGTTTGAGAGATGAAAGCGGTATAACCGAAAGCTATCGCAGAACTAATATTGATCCACTCTATCAGTCTACTCAAAATGTATTAAATAAGAAACTATCGCGCACAGGAGCCGCTAAAGGCACCCGTAAGCTTGCAAAAGGTGCTATACCTGCTGAAGTCCTTCAATCGGTCTTACAGGGCATTGGTGACATCCCAGACGCGGTTACACGGGATGCTGTTATGGCATCCTTGCTAGGTTATCGTGGAGAAGACCTAGAAGGTATGCGTACAAATCGTGCTCTTGCAACGCGAGTTAGTCCTGCCAGACCTTTTTATGATAGAGAGGCTGGCGTTGCTCGTGATCCACAAGTAGCTTCAGGAAGAGGACGAAAACCAGCAGGTGCTGATAAGCCGCCGGGACCGGTTGTTCGTGAGATCTTGAACCGTCGCTTTGATGCGGCTGGTCCGACAGGCGAACTCTTTCCGGGGATGACTACAGCAAAGATCACTGCTGCCCTCAAAAAGCACGTCTTTACAAAAATCCCACAAGATGTACTCGATAGGTTGTTAACCGCACCGTCAGGCTATACCGACCTTCGCCGTATCACTGCATCCGCAATTGCTAACCAACTTGGTCGTCCCGATCTTGCAAGTGAAATTATCAGCCATAAAGGTAGTGATGAAAGTTTACTTGACAAAATCATGACAGGCTACTATACTGATGTAGAAGATATAAGTGGCTTAAAACAACGTGGTGAAATCTTAGTAGCCTACGAAAAGATGATGGCAGATGCTGTCGGTGCCACAGATGCAAAAGGATTAGGCGAAGCCCTTCGCTTAGACTTTACACCAGAGTTCAACGCACAATATCCTGAAATCAATGCGATGGCAACTCCGTCGCAAGCACCGGTTCAACCGACTGCTGCTACTCCAGAAGAGATTGCACAAGGCGAAGAGTTCCGCGCAGCAAAGACTGCACAGGCAACAGAGCAGGCTAGATTAGCTGCACAAGAGACGGGAAATCGTGCAGACGACTTAACTATACAGCGCGGAGCAAAGGCTACAGAAGTAGCCGAAGCTAACCTAAAGCTACAAGAGGCACGGGCTGAAGTCAAAGCGGGTAAAGCTGCACAGCAGGAAGCCGACAGGGTTAAGCAGTATTCTTCTACACTCGATTTCATTAAGAACACCTACAAGAAGCTACCCGGACCCGTTAAGAAGGGTATTGCAACAATCCCTTATGTGGGTTCTGCTATAGCTGCAGAACAGACTCGTAGCGCAGTTACGCAGCAAGCAGAAGCATTGGGACTTCCTAGTTCTGTAGCTGGTCCAATAGGAGTTGCAGCAGGAGCCACAGAGTTTCTTCCAGTCGCCCCTAGCGACGTGATTGCAGCAGGACAGTCTATGGCTTCTCCTGCTCCTGATCCCGGTTCAGCCCGTCCTATTGAACGAGTGATGGCAGATCAACCAGAGTTATTCAATCAGGCCCCTGCTGCTGCTCCTGCCACACAACCACAAATTACAGAACCGGTACGTGTACCAGATGCCGTACAAAACGTACCTACCTCTTTTCTTTCTAATCCAGAAAGACTACGCCAAGCGAGAGGAGCCGCTCGCGAAGGCAAAGAAGCAACCGGCTTCATTTCTTACACACCATAAATTGGGAGACTAACCATGAACATGAATATGGGTGCATCTTATATTATGAACAGCGACAAAACTAGCGTTGATGATATGGGCGGATGCAATAAACTATATCGGGAAGGTCTTGAGTTTGACACTAAGGCAAAGCAGGGTGTACTCACCGAAGACATGCCAAAGAAGATGACCAAGAAAGCCGTTGACCCATCAGTTATGAAAATGGCTGAAGAGCGCGACTACTAAAATCAAATGTCTGAAAATTTTCTCCAGCCACCTGATGATACACAAGTAGCGGTTAATGATGCTGAAGATCAGCTTCCGGGACTTGTAGGGCTTATTAACAAAAAGTTTGAAGATGCTGAAAACGGACGCTATGCTTACGAGCAGCGTTGGTTGAAGGCGTACAAAAACTTTCGTGGTATCTACGATTCCACCACACAATATCGGGACTCCGAAAGATCCAAAGTATTTATCAAGATCACCAAAACAAAGGTTCTTGCTGCGTACGGACAGATCATTGATATCCTTTTTGCTAATAAGAAATTTCCATTAGTTGTTGAGTCCACTCCGGTTCCTGAAGGAATTGCGGAGTTTGCTCATTTGGAAACCCCCCTAGACGATGTTATTCAGCAGGAAGATCCTTACGGTTTTCCGGGAGACGGTCGAAACTTAGAACCGGGTGCTACGGCAACAAGCCCGTCTATGGATTACTTAGGTGGCACTAAAAGCAGATACGAGAATGCTCCGCTCCGTCCCGGACCAGCACTCATGGGAGAGCCACAAATTTCTCCTGCCCAACGTGCTGCGTTAAAGATGGAAAAGGTTATTCACGATCAGCTACTCGATACGAGTGCTGTAAATCAGTTCCGCAGCAGTATATTCGAAGCAGCTTTGTTAGGTACGGGGATTATTAAAGGACCGTTTAACTTTTACAAGCGTGTTCATAAGTGGGAAACTACACCGGAAGGGCGAATGTATGCTCCTTACGAAAAGACTGTTCCTCGAATTGAAAACGTATCTGCGTGGGATTTTTATCCTGATCCGTCTGCAACTAGCATCGATGATTGTGAGTACGTAATTCAACGCCATCGAATGAACAAGCAACAGCTTCGTAATCTAATCAGCAGTCCTTACTTTTTTAAGGACAAGATTGAAGATGTAATTGCAAAAGGCTCCAACTACACAGACAAGTATTTCGAAGATACTATTCGTGAAGATGAAACCGAAGCGTATTATAATGAGACTAGATTCGAAGTGTTTGAGTATTGGGGTGTTCTCGATGCTGAGTTTGCAAGTCAAGCTGGCTTAGATGTACCTCAGACAATGGGTCCAATAGATCAGGTGCAGGTAAACGTGTGGGTTTGTGGTAACGAAGTTATTCGTTGTGTTTTAAATCCTTTTACACCGGCACGTATTCCATACCAAGTATTTCCATACGAAATCAACCCATATCAGATGTGGGGTGTTGGTGTAGCGGAAAATATGGAAGATGCACAGATGCTGATGAACGGTCACGTTCGGATGGCAATCGATAACCTCGCTCTTGCCGGTAACTTGGTATTCGATGTAGACGAAGCAAGCTTGGTTCCCGGACAGAATATGGATATCTTCCCCGGAAAGATATTCCGCCGTCAGTCTGGCGTAACAGGAACCGCAGTCAACGGACTAAAGTTTCCTAACACCGCACCTGAAAATATTCAGATGTATCAGATTAGTCGTCAACTTGCAGACGAAGAGACGGGCCTTCCATCGATTATGCACGGTCAAACTGGGGTAGCCGGAACAGGCCGAACCGCATCTGGACTATCTATGCTTCTTGGTGGTGCAAGCCTATCTCTCAAGACGGTAATCAAAAACATAGATGATGCACTACTCAAGCCGCTAGGTGAGGCATACTTCCAGTGGAACATGCAATTTAATGAGGATGCTCCCGATATCGAAGGTGACCTAGAGATCAAACCTCGCGGCGTAGCTGCAGTTATGCAAAAAGAAGTCCGCAGCCAAAGACTAACAACCCTGCTTCAAACGGTATCTAACCCTATGTTAGCACCGTTTATTAAAATACCTAACCTCATGCGTGAACTGGCTATTGCTCAAGACATCGATCCCGATAGTTTGGTTAACGACGTAAACGAGGCTCAAATTTTTGCAGAGATGTTGAAAGGATTGGCACAGAATGCTCAACAAGGAACAGGCCCGGAAGGTCAGCAGCCTAGTGACCAACAAGGAAGCATGGGACAGTCTGGAGACGTACCTGCAGGAGCAAATCCAGATGACGCTTCGGGCGTTGGTGGGGGCCAGATCGGAACTGGAAGTGTTCCGCTTGCAGGGGAAGATAACTTCACTGGAAATGCTTAAAGGATTAAAGGCCGACTACGAAGCTGCTGTAAAAGCAAAGGATATTTAAATG